TTTCCTGAGGCACCTATATCTCAAATAAAGGTGATACCATATAAAGAGAAAGAGGAATGGGAATTAATACCAAAGTATAATATAGGTAAACGAAAGTAATATGAAGGTTGAAGATGAGTTGGACTTCCTACTTAAAGAATATAAGTTGGAGAATGACAAATTTTTAAAAAGTAATTATTCCGCTTCTATACGAGTTAGGGGTATTCTTAAGGAAGTGATACGTATTTGTGAGATGAGACGACAGGAGATTCTTGAAGAAAGAGAATGGATTGTTTCTACATATGGTGAAGGTGATTATGTGGGAGAACATGCCAGACGATTGGCAAGAAAACATGGACTTAAAGATGGTGAGTCTTATGATTGGAAAGATTGATTTAATTAATGGGAGAGTGTAATGAACTATGTAAATAATTTGTTTATGAGAACTATGATACGTAGGTATGAGTATGAGAGAGATGATGCTATAGCACATATTAAAAATTTGTTTGATAATCCAGTTGCATCAGATAAAACTTTCAGTGAACCATCTATTACTGATGAGTTGGACTCATGGTTGTCGAAATTGGGCGATGCTGAAAACAAATTGAAAGGTTTGTTAGTGCATTTCGCACAAAAAGATGAAGAAACAAAAAGTGAGTAGTGTTAAAGTTATACGATTTATATCTGGCGAGGAATTAATTGGTGAAATTGTAGAGAATGAAGGTACATATGAATTAAAAAATATATGTCAATTGGCGGCATCATATTCAGATCCAACTACGGCTACTGCTAGAATTGGACTGTCACCATATATGCCTTATACTAATGCAAAAGATAGTATTATTGTAGATGCGACATTTGTTGCGTTTATTGTTGATCCTGTTGTTGATTTATTGAATGAGTATAATAAGATATTTGGAGTTGGTATTATTGTTCCTAGTGAGAAGGATATAATTAAACCTAAAGGCGGGTCTAATGCATATGTTAAAATATAATTAAATTTAAAGGTATATTATGAGTTTTTATACATCCGTTGAGAAAGTTGGCAATAATATATTATATTGCGGTTATGACGATGATGGTAATGTAGTTAAATATAAAGAATATTATAAACCTACGTTATATGTTACAAATAATAATAATTCTGATAGTCCATGGAAAACCATTAGTGGTGAATCTGTATTAGAGCTATCTTTTGATAATATGAAAGATTCTCATGAGTTTATGAAGAAATATGAGAATGTGGATAGTTTTAATGTTTATGGTATGAGTAATTATATATCACAATATATAAATGATAAACATGATGGTACTATTGAATTTGATACTGAGTTAATTAATGTAACTAATATTGATATTGAAGTTGATTCTGATGATGGGTTTCCTGATCCAACTCAAGCAAAATTCCCAATAACAGCTATAACAGTTAAAGATAATTCAAACATATACTATGTGTTTGGATTTGGTGAATATTCGGTGAAGGATTCAATTCATGATCATTTAGATATAGAATATATTAAATGTGATGATGAGGGTGATTTGTTAAGGAAGTTTATAAAATTTTTATCAAGTAATGGCCATGTTCCTGATGTTATTACTGGATGGAATATTAAGTTTTTTGACATACCATATATAGTTAATCGTAGTATTAGATTATTTAGTGATTCTTTTATGAAAAAGATATCACCATGGAATATGGTTAGTCAAAGAACCACATTAAAGATGGGTAAGGAACATCCATATTATGTTATATATGGTATTCAACAGATTGATTATATAGATTTATATCGTAAATTCACATATAAAAATTTAGAGTCATATAGACTTGATCATGTTGCTTATGTTGAACTTGGTGATCGTAAATTACAATATCATGAATATACTGATCTTCATGATTTATACACTAACAATTTCCAATTATATATTGATTATAATATAAAAGATGTTGAAATTGTTGACAGGTTGGATGTTAAATTACAATTGATGGATTTGTGTTTTAATATTGCATATAAGGGTGGTGTTAATTATGAAACTGCATTTGGTACTACTGTAATATGGGATTCTTTAATTTATCGTCTTTTATCATTACAAAAGATGGTACCTCCACCAAAGAAAGAAAATATAAAGAGTACGTTTGCTGGTGGGTATGTTAAAACACCATTCATTGGTAAACATGAATGGGTTGTATCTTTTGATTTGAATAGTTTATATCCTATGTTATTACAACAGTATAATATGTCACCAGAAACTATATTACCGCTAATTACTAGTGGGGTTAATGTGGATAGTTGTTTAAGCAGGATGGATTTTGATAGACAGTATAGTTCTACTGAATCTACTATGGCGGCAAATGGTACTCATTATAAGACAGATATTCTTGGGGTAATACCATCTGTAATTGATAAATTATATTCTGAACGAAGTATTATTAAGAAGAATATGATTAAACTTAAAAAACAAAGGGAGGGTGTCCAACATGGTGAGTTGGATAATCAGATTTCTTCATTACATAATCAGCAATTAGCTATTAAGATTATGATGAATTCATTATATGGTGCGTTAGGTAATCCTTATTTTAGATATTATGATTTACGAGTTGCAGAGGGTGTTACTTTGTCTGGTCAGTTATCTATTAAGTGGGCGGAGAAATATATGAATGAATATCTTAATAAGATAATGGGTATGGGTTCTGAGGATTATGTGATTGCAATTGATACTGATTCTTTATATGTTGACTTTAAACCGTTAGTGACTAAATTGGGATTGGATGCATCTAATAAAAATAAAGTGGTTGATGTTTTAGATAAGATATGTAGTGATAAGTTTGAACCTATGTTAGAATCTGCGTATAAAGATTTATATAATTATATGTATGGGTATGAAAATAAGATGGTTATGTCACGTGAAGTTATTGCCGATGCTGGTATATGGACTGCAAAGAAGAGATATATATTAAATGTATATGATGATGAGGGGGTTAGATATACTACTCCAAAATTGAAGATGATGGGTATAGAGGCTGTTAGAAGTTCCACACCTGAATGTTGTAGAGATAAAATCAAAGAATCTTTAAAAATAATTCTTTCTAATACCAATGATGATTTAATAGAGTTTATTAATGAATTTAAAGAACAATTTAAAAAAATGAATGTAGTAGATATATCATTTCCACGTGGTATTAATACGATTAATAAATATTATAATTCTAGAGATGTTTACATAAAAGGTACACCGATACATGTAAAGGGTGCTTTATTTTATAACCATTTATTGAAAGAACTTGGTCTGGTTGGAAAATATCAAAAAATAAAATCTGGGGATAAGATAAAATTTTGTTATTTATTTGAACCAAATCCTATTCATAATAATACTATATCCATGTTGGATGTGTTGCCACCAGAATTTAATTTAGATATGTATATTAATTATGAACTTCAGTTTATTAAAACGTTTTTAGATCCAATTAAAACTATAACGGATGCTATAGGATGGTCAGTAGAACGTAGGAATGTTTTAGATGATTTTTTATAAAGGAGATTATGTATGGGTTTAATGGAAAGAATGAGGAAGAATTCCACGTTGCAAGATAGAATTTCCGTATTGAGAGATTCTATTTATTTGAATGATAATGATGTGGTGACTACTAAAGTTCCTGCTATTAATATTGCTTTTTCTGGAAGTCCTTTTGGTGGATTTAGTTCTGGGTTGACTATGATTGCTGGACCATCAAAACATTTTAAGACGGCATTTGGTTTATTATGCATGAAATCTTATATGGATAAGTATGAAGAGTCTATATGTATATTTTATGACAGTGAATTTGGTACACCACAATCATATTTTGATACATTTGAGATTGATACGAGTAGAGTGTTGCATGTTCCTGTTACAGATTTAGAGGAACTTAAATTTGATATTATGAAGCAAGTGAAAGAAATCAGCCGTGACGATAGAATATTTATTATGATAGATTCTGTTGGTAATTTGGCATCGAAAAAAGAAGTTGATGATGCTCATGCTGAGAAGAGTGCTGCTGATATGACAAGGGCCAAACAATTTAAGTCATTATTTAGGATGGTTACACCACATCTCACATTAAACGATATTCCAATGATTGTTATTAATCATACGTATGATACACAAGAAATGTATTCAAGACAAGTGGTGTCTGGTGGTAAGGGAGCATATTACTCTTCAGATAATATATGGATTGTTGGTAGACAACAAGATAAAACTGGTTCTGATTTGACAGGTTATAATTTTATAATTAATATAGAGAAGTCGAGGTATGTTAAAGAGAAGTCGAGGATACCTATAAATGTTTCTTTTGAGAATGGTTTGGATAGGTGGTCTGGTTTGCTTGACATGGCCGTAGATTGTGGTATAATAAAGAGATCTGGTGGGTGGTATAATATTATTGATTTAGAAACTGGTGAGATTATAGATAAAAAGTTTAGATCATCAACGACAAATAATATAGAATTTTGGAAACCTATATTAAAATCTGAGAAATTTTTAACGTTTGTAAGTAATAAATATTGTATTTCTAGTAATAAAAAACTTATTACAGATACTGATTATTTGTTTAATGATTGAGGGGTATGTTTATGGATGAGAGTGAATGTGCTACAGCTATGTTATCTGATGATGTAGTGGACGAATTTAAATCTTTATTTGAAGTAGTAGAAAACGAGAATTTTGATTATTATGCTATTAAATTATCTAAGGGGGAATATGTAGATGTTATTTACAAATATGGTAGTATTGAACCTGAAGAAGACGAGGATAAATTAAATATACAGTTTGAATATAATGTGTTGGTTGGTAATTCAGAATATACAATAGAACAATTAGATGAGTCTGATGAATTTAAGATAATTGTTGGTAAGATTTTGAATTTTTTATTATATGAATATATAGATAACAAAGAGAGTGAAGATGAGTCTGACGGAATTGACAATACTGAAGAATCTAATAAATAATGATGAATACTGTAGAAAAGTAATACCATATATAGAACGTGAATATTTTAGTGATGAGAGATATAAATTAATATATAATATGGTTGATGAGTATATTGTAAAATATAATAATCTACCAAGTTTAAATTCGTTATATATAGGAATTGATTCTATGGATGGTGTAGAATCTCTTTATACATCTACAAAGGAAGTTATAGATGTATTAGGTGATTGTGTTAAAGAAGATTTAGAATATTTGCTAGATACTACGGAGAAATGGTGTAAGGAGAGGGCATTATATAATGGTATTTTAGAATCTATTAGTATAATTG